CATGCTGACGGCCGATGAGGCTGTGGACCGGCTCAACAGGGACATGCTGGAACTGACCAAGTCGGTGCAGGAGGACGGCACCAGTCTCGACGACCACACCGAGAAGGGCCTGCACAACCGGGAGATGCTGCGCGGCCTCATTCAGGACCTGCGCGCCCAGTACGAGGCGAACATCAAGGCCGGTATGGCCGAGGATGAGGCCACGCGGCTCTATAACGAGCAGGCGGTGGCGCTGCAGAACACCGCGGTGCAGATGGGCTTCAACGCCGCCGCGGTGGCGAACCTGATCGGCTTGTACAAGCAGATCCCGCCCCGCATTGATGTCACGATCATGCAGCACTACTACACCGAGGGCACACCGATCGGTGAGCATTCCGGGCAGCGGTTCAACGAGACATACCAGGCCACGCCGAACGGGTTCCAGGAGTTCGCCTACGGCGGCACGGTGGAGGGCCCATTCGGGTCGCCGCAGATGGCCATTGTGCACGCCGGGGAGCGGGTGTTGACCCCGGCGCAGCAGGAGTGGGGCAGCAGTTCGTCGCAGCCGATCAACCTGACGGTCCAGATCGGGACGCAGACCCTGCGCCGGATCCTCATTGACGATGCGCTCAGCCGGGGCGTTCAGCAGTCGACGATTTCGGCGGCGTATCCGTGACGTTGTGGGGTTCGCGGGTCACGTTCGAAGTGTCGAGTGCCGCGCCGGAGGCCGACCCGGTGTGGGTGAACCTGACCGCGTACGCCTTGAAGATCGAGCCGATCACGGTGCGGATCGGCCGGCAGAACGACCTGGACCAGTCCGAACCGGCCACGCTGTCGGTGCTGTTGAACAACAACGACGACCGGTTCACCTACGGCAACACGTCCTCGCCGTACACATCGTGGTGGGGGCCTGGGCGGAAGTGCCGGCTGCGGGAAACGATCGGCACAACAGTGTTGGACATTTTCGTCGGCTATCTGCAGGTGCCGACGGAAACGTTCGTCACCCCGTCGAAGGATCAGACGGTGTCGGTGCAGGCGGTGGACCGGTTGGGCCGGTTGGCCGCATCGGAGCCGTTTCCATCGGCGCTCGGCGCCTACATTCTCGGGCACGCAGACCTTGTCGGGTATTGGCCACTGACCACTCCCGCTCCGCCGTTGCTGGGAATCGGTCCATCGACGGCTGAGATGCCGCTCGACACGTTCCGGGTCAGCGGCAGTGGTGCGGCCGGGGTGGCTATTGCCTATGGCTCTGGGGAAGCCCCGCCCGGCGGTGAGGGTTCCTCGCTAAGCATCGTTACGGGTAAGTCTGGCTCGACCGTGCTCTCATACGGGCAACTCTCCTACCCGCTAGGCTTCGTCTTCACGATGTCGACCACGGACACGGTCAATTTCGTTGCGTGGTGCGCCACAACCGCCGTTGCCTATTCCGGCACGCTCTTTGCCTCCGGCATCGACGGAAACGGCTCCAGCATCACACTTTTCGTCAACATCAACTCATCCACCGGCGCCTGGCAACTTCAGGCGCTGGGCGCCATGACGGGAACCATCGACATCGGGCACGTAGGCGATGGTGCGCTGTTCCCCGTCGGCGTTCGCGTTGACATGACTGCCGCATCCATGGAGTTGTGGGTCGGCGGACAACGCTATACGGGTGCGCTCACCGGATCTGTGCCGACGGCACCGATCACGGTATCCACCGGGCATTACGCCGCTGGCGTGGATGTCGACATTTCCCATGTTCAGGTCTACCGCGGTTCGACCTATTCGTATTCAGACTTCCTGGCGCAGATTTCCATGGGCTATACGCCACTCGAGCGCCAGACCACCGGGGACCGTATCCGCACGCTCGCCTCCTATGCAGACATCCCTGTCGCCGAATACACCTCGACCGTCGACCCCGGCACCACCGTGATGCAGGCCGCAAGCCTGGCCGGCAAGACGCCACTCGACGCGATGCGCGAAGCGGAACGCACCGAACGCGGGCTGCTGTACGCCAACGGTTCCGGTCAGCTCGTGTTTGAAGACCGCCGCAGCCTCTACAACGTCTAGGACCCCTACGGTCCGCTGTCCGATCCGACCGAGGGGTGGGCTCTGCCGTGCACCGGTACAAGTGCTTCAACGCCGCGATGGCCACCACGGCCGCCACCGCCAAGGTCACAACGGGCACCTCCATCAAGACGATGCTGCAGATTGCAACACCGGCGACGCGGCAACTCCAGGTCCTGGAGTGGGGCTTCTCCATCGACGCTGCCCCCGCCACCACGGGCGTCGGCGTGGTCGAACTCATTCAGACAGACGTCGCCGCCACCGTCACCGCGCACGTAGCCGCCGGTGTGCAGCCCCTTGACCCGAACGCCCCCGCGTCGCTGGTGACCCTCGGCGTTGCAGCCACCGGCTTCACCTCCTCGGCTGAGGGCACCACCACCGCGTCGCGGCTGTTCGACGCACAGGAGATCGCCGGTGTCTCTAACGGCGCCGCACCGATCACATGGGCGTACCAATTCATGCCCGACGCCCGTCCGATCGTCGCCGTGTCGAAGTTCCTGCGCGTACGGGTCACGTTCAGCGCCGCGGTGAACATGCTGTGCTGGGTCACCTGGGACGAGTGAGTTGTGGGTGTAGCTGCCTGGTCGGCGGCCTGGTCGAAGTGGTACCTCAACACTGCCGGGCCTGTCACCGCCGCCATGGCGTTGGGCGTTGCCCCCGACGCGGTTGCGATTCCGTACGCCTGGATCAACCGGCCAATCGTCCGCCGACCGACCACAGCAGAAACCAAGGCCCAGGTGGCTCAAACCGGTGGTGTCACCGGGTACGCATCGGCCGCTTCGGCCACGGTGGACCAGTACGGCGTGAACACCTTCACCGCCACCCTCGACACCGCCGTCAGCGCCGACCCGAAGAACCTGGCCAGTTTCGTCACCACCTACGAGTCGACGCCCCGGCCCCGTCAGCCGAGCCTGAGCTTCCACCTGACCATCCGGACCGATGACGAGTGCCTGAAGATCCTGTCCGTCGCTCTGGGGACGCGGGTCTGCATCACTGACGCCCCCGCGACCTGGCCGGCCGGTGCTGTGTCGTTCGTGGTGGAAGGCATCAACCACACCGTCGGCATCGACGTGCGACTCGTCGAGTGGATGACCTCAGCCCCGATCGGTTCGGTTGCCGGCACACCGGGGCCGTGGTTCCGGTGGGACGAGTCCTATTGGGACGGCCCCGACGACGTTCGACCGTTCTGAGAGGAGACACCGGTGGCAACAGTTCCCAGTTCGCACACGTTCACCAGCGGAACCGCCACCACGTCCGAAGCCAACGCCTACATCCGCGACCCGATCGCATTCCTGCTCGCCCCGCCCCGGGCCGTGCTGCGCCAGGCCGCCGCGCAGACGTTCACCACCGCCACCATCACGGCCGTGCAGTTCGCCACCGAGGACGTCGACACCGATGTCGACGGCACCGGCGGCCACGACAACGTCACCAACAACACCCGCTACACCGCCCGCTACGCCGGCTGGTACCTCGTCTCCGGCAACGTCACCTTCGTGGCCAACGTCACCGGCGACCGGTTCTGTTGGCTGCGCGTCAACGGTACCGACGTCAACGGGTCCATCGGCTCCCAGGCCGGCGACGCGACCATGCTCGCCTCAATCCCGTGTCAGACGAAGATGGTGTTCCTCAACGTCGGTGACTATGTCGAGTTGATCGGCTACCAGGACAGCGGAGGCAACCTGTTGACGTCGGTCACCACCCGCGAGCAGCCGTCCATGACGGTCGTCTGGCAGAGCAACGCGTGACGTGCGGAGGCCCAAAGTGACCACCCTCGCCACCGCCCGCACCGACATCACGCCCGCGCCGATGGCGATGGGCGGCTACACCAGCCCGACGCCCCGCATGGCGACCGGCACCTACTCGCCGCTGTACGCCCGCGTCACGGTGCTGCGGGACCCGGCGCCGCGCGCCATCGTCACCCTCGACGTCGGCACCCTGCCGGCCGCATGGTCGGCGGCGCTGCTGGCCCGGCTGGTTGCGCTGACTACCTGGACGTCCTCGGACATCGTGCTGTTGGGCACCCACACCCACAACGCGCCCATGAGCCCATCGGATCCGGATCCGTGGATCACCTACGGCGCCACCGACCTGACCGCCTGCACCGCCTACTGGACGGCGCTGGCCGACGAGGTGGTGGAGCTCGTCACCACCGCCCTGGGCGGGCCGCAGACCGCGGTCACGTTGGACTACCAGGCCACCAGCCAGTCCTGGTCGGCGTCGCGTACCCAGCCGGCCACCTACACCGAAACGACCGTGCCGGTGCTGGTGGCTCGCAGAACCAACGGCATCCCCGCGGCGGTGCTGTTCGGGTACGGCTGCCACCCGGTCACCGCCGGCTCGCAGACCCTCTTCGACGGCGATTACCCCAGCGGTGCCTGCGCCGTTGTTGAAGCCGCCATCCCGGAGTGTCATGCCCAGTTCATCCCGGGCCCGGCGGGGGACCAGGACCCGACGTACGTTCCGCGCGGTTGGGCCAACCGCAACATCCTCTCGGCACGCCTCGGCAACGAAGTGGTGAAGACGGCCAGCGTGGCCGGGCGGGCACTGACCGGGGCCATCACCACCGCCCGCAGCAGCGTCAACCTGGCCCTGCAAGCGAGCGACCTGGTGGGGCTCCGGGCCGGCTACGCCTCCCGCCTGACCAACCCGGCCTTCGCCGCCTACCCGCTGTACCTGCGCCACGCCCAGTGGGCCATCGACCGCATCGACGCCGGCAGTCCGCCCACGACCATCACGCTGCCGATCCAGATGTGGCGGCTCGGGTCGCCGATCCTGCGGCTGCTGTTCCTCGGCGGCGAACCGGTGTCCGGGTTCGGGCTGTGGGTGCGCAACCACTACGGCGGCACCAGCGGGATCGTTCTCGTCGGATACGCCACCGACACCCAGTGCTATGTCGTCGGTGACACATTCTTCCCGCCGTACGACTCCAACGGGTCCTACGAGGGCGGCTGGAACTCCTACGACCCGGCGCTGGCCGGTGAGTCGATGTGTGCCTACGCCCACGTCGGGCACTTCCGGTACTCGCCCGACCCGCTCGCTGCCGAGCCGGTCCTTCTCGCCGCCCTCACGGCGGCGCTGGCGTAGGGAGGTCCCATGCCCAGCTATCTCCAGCTCGCCCAGGAGCAGGTGTGGCAGGACCAGTACGTCCCCGACAACCTCAACGACCTGCTGATCGAGCCGCTGCGCGAGTTCTACGGCATGGGCGCCAACGCAATCGGCGCACCCGGCGACAACAGTCATCTCTACGGAAGGCACCGCTCCGCCGCGTGGGACCGCGGATCCGCCTACTGCACCAACCGGTCCTACGGCACCACCGACGGGCGTGACCACGACGGCGACCAGGACATCTACCGGGCTGTCGACGTCGGCATCCAGGGCGAGGTGCTGTACGCCGCGTCGCACCGCATGGACGAACTGGTCCGGTCCGGGAAGTGCCCGGGGGTGGCGGAGTGGTTCGGAACCTTCGACGGCCAGACCGTCGTCGGCTGGTACGAGGGCGGCCCGTCAAGCTCCGACGATTCGCATCTATGGCATCTGCACGTCGGGTTCTGGAACGGGTCCGCGGACGACCCCGAAACGATGCGGACCGTCCTGGCCACGATCACCGGACAACAGGCGCCAACCGAAGGAGGAGTCGACATGCTGATGGTTGGACAGGCCGGCAGCGGCGACAGCGCCACCTACTGGCTGGGTGACGGGTTCTACCACCGCCAGCTGAAGGACAAGTACACCGCCGACAACATGATCGGCGCGTTGAAGCTCAACGGCCAGCCGAACGCCGCAATCCTCAACTACGGCAACGCGACGACGGTCGACTTCGTCAAGTCCATCGTCGGCCCCACGCCCTACGTGGCGGCGCCGAGCGGCGACCGGGACACGGCCGCGATCCTGGCCGCGATCGACGGTGTCCCGAAGGCCACCGCCGACGAGCTCGCCGCCGACCCGGAGCGCGACGGCGCCGGCACCTGAGCATGACCGAGGAGACCACCGACGCGGCCTACGACCGAGGCGTCATCGCCGGTGAGATCGCGGCCCGCCTGGCCAACCACGACATGCACTTCGCGTCCATCAACGGTGCGGTGACCGACCTGGTCACTGAGATGCACGGCATGCGCCTGGACGTGCAGCGCCTAGGCGACCAGGCCGACGCCGCAGCCAAGACAGTGCTGGCGACCGCCGCGGCGTTGAAGGCCGCCGACGATGCGCGTCGGGCCCAGTCTGACCGGACGTGGTCGCCGTGGACCCGCGGCTTCGCCGTCATCACCGTGGCCGCCGTGCTGGTCGCCACCGTCGTATCCATCCTCGCGCTACAGAACTGAGCACCACCCCGCCGGCCTGGACCCCGCTGGTGGGTAGCACGTCAATCGGGGAAGTCGATGTGGGACACCTTGGCCCCGCTCGCCATACAGGGCGGACCCTCAGCTCTGCTCTGCCTGGTCATCGTGTCCATCGTCCGTGGCTGGTTGATCCCGAAGGCTTCCCACGAGCGGGAGATCGCCTACCGGGAGCGGACCATCACGGCCCTGGAGGACACCGTGGCCGAACGGGAAAAGCAGATAGGCATCCTGCTGGGTCGGCTGCGGGAGCCGAGCTCGTGAAGTGGTGGGGCTGGTGGCGCCGCGGCAACGGCAACGCCGCCCGCGCTGCCCGCGCCGAAGCGAACCTGCACCGGGTGCGCCGGATGACGCCCCGCATCGAGGAGCTGGCCGAGGCCATCTCACTGCCCGATGACGAGTTCGCCGACCGGGTGGCTAGAGCGTTCCGGCGGCGGGCGCCGTGATGACGGTCATTCAGTTGCTCGTTACCGCGTCGATCGGTTTGTCGTTGTGGTTCGCGGTCAGCCTCGGCGACCCGCGCCGCAGCGAGAACCCGCCCGTGGCGTGGCTGCTGGCCGCGTGGGCATGGGTGACGGTCGCGTTCGAAGCGCTGCTGCTGCTGGCGTTGTTCCACATCCACGTTCCGGCCTGGCTGGCCGCGGTGGTCCTGTTCGCGCAGGACGGGGTGTTCGCCTGGCGGCTGGTGCTGCTACACCGGGCCCGCCGCGCCGACCAGGCCTACACATCCACCGATCGAGAGTAGGAGACCCCATGTTCGCGATCCTCGCTCTGCTGGCGTTCGTGCTCGCCCTGTTCGGTGCGCACATCGGCACCCTCAACCTCGTCACGCTCGGCCTGGTCTTCGTCGCCGCGCACCTCATCTACGCCTGGACCCCATGGAGGCGGCCCTGATGAACAAGTACGCCAAGGCCATCGTCGCCGCCCTGACCGCGGGACTGGGCGCCTACGGCACGGCCGTGGCCGACGGTTCGGTCACCGCCCAGGAGTGGGTCGGTGTGGCCGTGGCGGTGCTGGCCGGCCTCGGGCTTGTGTGGGCGGTGCCGAACCAGCCAGCGCCCCAGCCCTACGAGCCGGAGCACAGCGAGTAAGTCTCCACATAGGAGCGCCCCTCGGCCGCGATGGCCGAGGGGCGCTTCGTCGTGTTCTCAGGTGGAAGATCGAACCGGCCACGCGACCTCGGCAATGGCCGCTGTAAGCGGACATAACTGAATGCTCAACTATCCACTGTGGATCGTCGGTGGGCATAAAAAAGCGCCACCGGACATGACCGCTAGGCATGTCCGGTGGCGCTCTCAGCCTAGCGGGCTAGCGGTATCTCGCCAGGCCCACCTTGTCACTTGCCGCGGCGGAGCCGACGCTCGTGACGTTCGCTGTACTCCTGGGGCGCCGGGCTGACGGGCGCCTCGGGCAGGTCCGGGCTGGCCGCCTCGTCGGCGGTCATCTCGGTTGCGGCTTCCTGCGTGGCCGGCTGGCTCTCTGCCTCGGTCTGCACCACGGCCGCCGTTGCTGCCTCTCCCTGCCCCACCTTCCCCGAAACGAACTCCGCCATGAGATAGATGAGAACCATTCCCGCATGCACGATCTTCGAACCAGGAGTTGTGCCGGCGATGAAGTTGGCGGCCATCGAACCGCCGAGCGTCACCACGAGCACCGCAGCCGCCAGCCGTTTCCCGCTGGCACCCTTGGTTCCTAGGGCGATCGCGCAGATGACCGCGAGCGCGTCGACTGCGAACGGCGCGATCACTGCGGTAAACAGATCCACCTCCCACAACCGGAACAGGCCCAGCTGAGTGTGGTAGGACGAGGCCATGGCGGCGATCATGATGAACAGCGCCAAAGGCCGGATGAGCTTGAGCATTGGTGGTCTCCCTCCACCAGGCACCCTTGGATGGGGTGCGGGGTGACGCGGCGCCAGCGAAGGCGGCAGGGGAGATGGACTCTCGCGTCGAGCTTTGTGGGCGGGCGGGCCCCCGTAGGCCGCCCCACCCGACCGAGCCCTCGAGGGGCGGCCCGGGCGACATGCGCACTTGCTTTGCAGAGGTCGGTCCCGGGCTCGTACCGGTCGTGCCCGCCCAGGCTTTGCACCTGGTCGCCGGCTGCCTCCTGGCCCCGGTCGGGCGGTCGGATCAGAGGTACTGGTCTTCGAGGTAATCAGCCACCTCGCTATGCCAGGCCCGGTCGGCTTCGCGCACCTTCTCGCTGTCGTCCGAATGGTAG